TTGTCAAGGTTGCTGGTGTGATATGGCATCTTGTGGATCAAATGGCGGATTTTATGGAAGAAAGACTGTCTGTGCAGAAGCAGGGCATTTCGACGGTGTTAACGGAGGAGATGTTTATACGATTTGTGTAGGAGATGGAGGTAACGGTGGAAGTCATTGTTGGACTGCTTGTTGCGATGCTCCTCGAGGTTGTGCTTCATATGTAACTGGACCAGGACTTACAAACTTTTGTGCTGTAGGTGGACGAGGTGGATATAATCTTTATTGTACTTGTCAATGTAATATGAGTCATTGTTTTGCTGAAGCCGCACATTGTAACGGAATGATAATGTGTGCGCCAACTGGTTGTAATCAAGCAACAAATCTAGATTCAACAGGAACAGGATCAGTTAACGGTCAAATGTTTGAAAAAGAACAATTGAGTGCTGGACATTGTGATTGTGGCGGAAGATTTACAAGAACAGGTCAATCAGATGGTTTAACAAATTCAATAATGCAACACATTGGACACTCAATGTCCTATTGTGGATGCGAAACCCCTTGCTATAGCTTTCGACACGCAGGTGGTGGAATGAACACTATGAAAGCATACTGTGGAAATCCACTAGAAAATTGTCTTGGTTCTCCTGGACGACCAGGCTTAGTTAGAGTAACATACGCATAAGGATAATAGTAAAATGAGCGACACTTGGCAAGAAACTGTAGATGTAGATTATCAATATGATTGTCCCTCGGAGAATTATCTTGATGGTCCGGCGTCTGAAAGTATAACAGAAAATTACAACGGACCAGCCAGGTTGGTTGCTCTTGTTGATAAAGAAACTAAATTAGTTGAAGTAACATTACGAGAATGGGAAGCATATGATGGTCGCCCAGACAGAATAAATTGCGATAACGTAGTTATTGACTGTTCAGCAAATGCTTTAGTATGCGAAGTTCTTTCTGATTATCATAATAATCATTTAGATACATCCGAAGTGCATCCCGCAGAATCTAGAACAATGAAATCGATTCCAACTCCTGACGGTTACGAAGAATTTACTTGGTTCTATCCAATTCATCCAGACGAATTATATGATTCAAACAAAACTACATATGAAGATGGTGAATGGAAGTTATATAAGAATACAAATCAAGATATTTTAGGACAGGGAGAACCTGCAAGTTGGGACGAAATACGACAAATGCGAAATGGAATGTTGTGGATGACAGATTCTACCGCAAATGCAGCCGATGCTCCCGCAGACCTTAAAGCAGGAGTAACTGATCTAAGGCAAAAATTACGGGACTTGCCTGAGGCATTAAAGGATATAGACGATATCTTTGTTCCTTCATCGTTCCCATCAACTAAAATTTTGGAGCAAAAGTAATGGATATATTAACGCTAGGAAAAATGAATGCGATGGCCCGGAACACGGACCAGGCTCTCGAATTAATGTCTAATCATCTATATGAAACGCAACAAGAAATATGTGCTTTTCAAGCATCGAATGTAGATAATATTAACTCCGCTGTAGCTACAGGATTGGCACAACTAAGCCAAAACGTTGCAGTTACAATGTCTACGGATCAAAAACATTTTTACATTTATAATACTTCTCACTGGTCAGCATATAATGGTGGATGTTGTTTACAATGGACAGTTCCTGAAGGAACATCTATTATTACTTTTGAGATTCTTTCTGGAGGTGGACCAGGGGGTTCAGCTGGATACGATTATGATATCGGACACGGTGGAGCCGGTGGAAACTATAACGAAAAAACTATATGTTTAGCAGGTGGACATTTTCAATCGTCTGCTGGAAACGAATCAGTTTATACATTATGTGCAGGCGGAACATCAGGATGTTCTTGCTGTACAACTTGTAACCGAGCGTGTAGACACGGATGTACTTCATATGTAACAGGAGATGGATTATCCAACTTCTGTGCAATTGGTGGACACGGTGGATCAACATCTTGGGATGTACAATCATCTTGTTATAACTGTCATATCGGTGGAGTACAATGTGATAGAGGTAACTACAACGCAGGTTGGGTAACACATAACTGTAACGAAGCCACTTATGGTGGTGATATGTGTTTCAGAGGTATTGCCGCTGGTATGCACAAAGGATACAGTTGTTGTAATGAAATTACAAATGGGCAAGGAAGTCCTGCGGGACCGTTCACAGCACCTTGGTCTGGGGCGGCAAATCATTATTGTTCAGGAGATCACGCTTGTTGTGCTGGTCACTCAGCATTCCCTGGAGGAGGTGGAGTAGGTGACGGAAATTCCTCAGGTACACCTTGTACAGGCGCTTGGGGAGCCGGTGGACTGGTTAAAGTGACTTATCAATAGAATTAGGAGAAATTAGAAAATGGCTAAAGTACAAAGAACCGTAACATACAATATGCCTGATGAGTTTGAGCAGGAAGTGCCTACTACTGCGTTGGGTAAAACCTCTACGCAGGAGTATAACGGGCCGGAAACTCTAATTCTCTGGATAGATAAAGAATCAAAAGATATTGAGCAAACTTGGGACAAGGATGATTATACAGAACAACCAGTTCCATTAAATTGCGAATTACACGAATTACACGCAGATTCAGACGAAAATTGTATTAAAATTGGAATACTATTCGGTGGATTTGCTCAACGAAAACTTTATGAAATTCAAGTTGGTCCAGCCGCAGATAAAAACAGAGTTATTCCAGATCCTTCGGATCCTAGATGTATCTTTTCTGAAAATGATATTATCGATGATTATACTCAACCTCTAAAATTTAGGACTGATTTTCGCCGATATGATGATGATTTCATACGTTCAGAACGTAATGGTAGATTAAAAGAATCTGATGGAAGAATTGCAGACGATATGCCTGCAGACCTTAAAGCAGAATGGGAAGCATATCGCCAGAAATTACGTGATATTCCTGCTGATTGGGCTGCCGTACCTAATCATTTAATTATGTTTCCTCAAGCTCCAGATGGAGAATATGACGATAAGTATGTTAAGAATGAAGATCCAGAACACGAAGTAACTTTAATTTCGGCTCGTACGGCTGCGGATAATGATGCAATTGGTCAATTAATCCCGATTGCTGGAGTAGATGAAGATGAAAGTTCTCTTAAATAGGACCAAAAGAAAAAATTAATATTTTGAAGGCTTCTTTCGGGAAGCCTTTTTTATTTGTAATATAAGTATAGAAAAAGACTTGACAAGTCTGATTGGTTATGTTATAATTGTCGTTAAAATTTAATCTGAATTGAGGTGATGTGATGAAAAAAGGTCGTTCTAAGGCTTTCTTTATTAATGGTGGCGCTGGAAGAGTAATATGTTCTATACCTGCATTTGAAAAATATGCAAAAGATTCTGGTGATAAAAATTTTGTAATTGTCTGTGAAGGCGGAATGGACTTCTACCGAGGTCATCCTGTCTTACAAAAACACTCATACGAAGTATGGCATAAAGGTCTTTTCGACCAACATCTCCGCGATAAAGATATCGTAACTCCAGAGCCATACAGAATCAACGAATATTTCAATCAAAAATGTTCTCTTGCTCAAGCATTTGATATCGAAATCAATGGTCTTGATAAGCCTAGAGAATTACCTCCCACTTCCATCACTCTCAATAAGATGGAATCAGTTACTGGATATCAAGCGATTCAGCAAATCAAATCCCAATTAAACAAAGACAAAGCACTTATTGTTCAGCCATTTGGTAGGTCTGTAACCCAAGTAGGAGAATATTTAATTGACGGCACTTCAAGATCCTTTGAAGTACAGAATATAATCAATATTATTGATGGTCTCCGTAAGTTTTATGCAGTAATTGTAATGGCGGATCTTGCACTTCCTATTCCAGAAAATAAAGAAGCACCAGTTGCAATGCCCAGAGAACCCAATCTAAGATTGTGGGCTTCTATGATAAATTCCGCAGACCATTTCTTGGGATGTGATTCTGTTGGACAGCATATGGCAAAAGCACTTGGTAAAACCGCTACTGTAGTTATTGGTTCTACTGTACCAATTAATATTTCTTATCCTAATGATGATAATATTGACATTATAGATATTGGAAAAGAAAATGGAAGAGATTATGCTCCTATTAGACTCACTATGGATGATGAGAAAGATAGGGCGAATGATGGTTCAATGATGCTAACTGAAGAACAAGAGCTACGGGTTATCGATTCGTGTATAGAATATTTAGGCGAAGGAAAGGGATTTCAAGGAAGATTTATTCCTACCGGACATACTCAAAGTTGTTCAATGCACAATCCTACTGAAGAAGCAATTAAAGAATCTAAATATGATTTCAAAGCGGAAAATCTTTTAGCAGATTCTAACAAAGATAAAAACGCTACTATTGAACCGTTTGGAAAAGTTGAGCCTTACGAAGTGAAAGTGAATGAGTGAATGGATAGCTGGTATTACTCTAGGGCATAATTCTGGAGTTTGTTTATTAAAAGATGGTGAAATTATTTTCTCTGTTGAGGAAGAAAGACTATCAAAGTTTAAAATTAAATTATAAGGATAAAATATGAGTCAGTGGATTGCAGGAATGTCTCGTGGACATAATGCTACAGTATGTTTATTGAAAGACGGAGAAATCGTGATGCAAATCGAAGAAGAAAGATTATCACGTAGAAAATATGATGGCGGACCATATGCCGGAATAGTTAAAATTTTGGACTATACAGATAAACTTGATTATCTAGTGATTGCTCATACCCAGCCAGATGTTAGTAATGTAGATTTTAGGGGTGGAAGCATATACAATGGACTTGCTCAAAAATTGGGTCTAATTAATGATGATTCTCAAGTATTGGATATGCACAAATGGCACCATAAATTACACGCCGCTTGTGCTTTTTATAGGTCTGGATTTGATGAAGCAGTGGCAGTTATTGTTGATGGTGCCGGAACATTTATTCCATTGATTTTGAATCAAGAAGAAGTTATGTCTTGGGAATTGGAAACGATAATGACTTGTAATTATCCAGATGAGTTTAAAACTCTCTATAAACATCAAGGAGGTAGAGGACCTTGGGCATCTTATTATGATGCAGAACAGGAATCTAGTCGAGAAGGCGAAACAGGAACACACGAATTGGTACTTGATGATTCTGGTGGTATCGTAAAAGCATATGAAGCCGTAACACAATATTGTGGATGGGCGCCTATCGAAGCTGGTAAAACTATGGGCTTATTTCCATATGGCGGACCATCTGATTATTTTCCTCCAATTTATTCAGACGGAGGTGGCGGAGAATGGAAAACTACAGACAGAAATTTGATTATTCCAACATTTCCCAATGGAGCAGTGGTCAATGAAACTCGTTACAAAGGATTGAGAAGTACCGCAGAAGATATGCGAGGTGATGTAACTTTGCTCCAGAATCGTAGAGATATGGCTTGGGCTATTCAAAAAGAATCTCAACAAATGGTTCTTGATTTGATTCGCAAAGCGGTTGAGATGAGTGGTAAGAAAAATGTTGTTCTTTCTGGTGGATATGGATTGAATTGTGTCGCTAATTACTGGTATCTTGATCAATTAAAAGACGAAGATATAAATTTTTATGTAGAACCTGTCAGTAATGATGCAGGAACTGCTATGGGTGCGGCATTCCTGGCCCATTATTCTCTTACTAAAGACACAAAAGTACGACCATATGGAGAGAATCTGTGTTTGGGTCCTGAGGTAATGCAATCTACTGAAGATATTATTAAAATTGCAGAAAAATATGGAGCAACTGGTGTATATGAAAAACAATATGCAATAGATGCCGTTAAATTAATTTTGAAAGAAAACATTGTTACCTTATTTCAAGATAGGTGTGAGAGCGGTCCAAGGGCTTTGGGCAATCGTTCTATCCTATATGATCCACGAACGGTTGAGGGAAAAGACTATGTTAACTCCGTAAAAAAGAGGGAATATTTTCGACCGTTCGCAGGATCTATTCTTCACGAACACGCCCACGATTGGTTTGATATGCGTGGAATGGAAGAATCTCCTCATATGATGTATGCAATGTATTGTAAAACAGAAGAATATGCAAAACAAATTCCGGCTATTATTCACATAGACGGAACTTGTAGAATACAAACTGTTAAAGAACATCAAAATCCAATTTACTATGAAATCATTAATGAGTTTTATAAGCAAACTGGAGTTCCAATTATCTTTAATACATCTTTCAACCTTGCTGGTGAACCCTTGGTGGAAACTATCGATGATGCGATTAGAACATTAGCGGAAAGCGATATCGAATACCTATATATACCAGAGAAAGAACTTATTATAGAAGTAGCAAACAAGTAGGAGAAAAATGCAAAATGCTGAGGAAAAATATTTGTCGGAATTAACCGAAGAAGAATTAGAAGAAGAAAGAAAACTGAGAGTAGTAGATCCAGCTAGGAGCAAAATTTATGAAGAGGAAAGGAAAATGAAGAAAGAAAGCGATCCTACTGGAATACATCGCAATGATTCTGCTATTCCTCCACGAGAATTTGAAGGAGCGGATCCGAAAAATTTAGGTAGGGAAGGAGATGTAGATGGTTCTATTCCTGTCGATGCTCTTTCTGGTCAATCAGATGCTTTAATTTATAAGAATAAAGTTCCTGTGAGTACTGGCGGAGTTCTTGGAGTTGATATGACTACCGAGGAACAACGAGAACAAAGAAAAAATATTCCGGACGAACTTAATATTTACGGTCAACCTTCAGAACCTCTTCAGCCTCCACCAAATGCTCCTAAGACAGAAGGATATAGTCTTGAGGAAGTAAGAGAAATTGTTCAAAAGAAATGGAGAGAAGAACACGGACAACCCGAGACTCCAATATCTGATGAAGAACAAGCAAAACGTACCAAAGCCGCCCAAAAATTAATTGTCGTTACTGGTGCCGCAGGTTTTATGGGGTCACATTTGGTAAGAGCATTAAATAGTGCAGGACGAGAGGATTTATTGCTTGTTGATGATTTGAGCGATCCTGCTAAACTAAAAAATATTTCTAATTGTGTATTTCAGGACTATTCAGATAAAAGTAAGTTTCTAGAACTTTTTGCTTTTATTGCAGAAAATGGAATGGTTGAACGTATATATCATCTTGGTGCAGAAAGCGACCGTAATTGTCAAGATGGAAAATATTTGATGGAAAACAATTTTCAATATACAGCCAATCTTATGGACCTATGTCATATGCACAAAATACCTATGGTATATGCTTCTAGTGCCGCAGTATATGGTCAATCAAAAACTTTCGATGATACCACAGATAATTATGTTCCAGAAAGTTATTATGCTTTAAGTAAACTCCAAGCAGATAGATATCAAAGAAAATTTACGGCTCACGCGGAAAGTAGAATTGTCGGATTAAGATACTTTAATGTTGTATCAGAAGGAGAATATGAACAACATAAAGGAGATATGAAATCAGCGGTAGCTTGGATGACAGACCAATTTGACTGGAAGGGAGAAATAGAATTATTTGAAGGTTCAAAAAACTTCCGCCGTGATTTTGTACACGTTAAAGCCGCTATTTGGATGACAATGAATGCTATGGACAAGGGACGTTCTGGAATTTATAATATAGGAACGGGAACAGCAAGATCATTTTATGATATGGCTATGGAGATTTGCGAAGATGACCAGAAAATTAAATACATTCCTATGCCGGAAGAAATAGCAAAGGGATATCAAAAACTAACTAAAGCAAATATGGATAATGCTTGTTTTGGAATAACTACCAGGCCTTAATATGATTACAATAATTTGGTTATTAACATTAACGGTATGCGGAGCAAAGGGAGAATGTGTAAGTCAAGTAATACAAGATTTTGAAGATCAAGATAAATGTTTAACAATTCAACAGGAATATGAAGATTTTCCTAAAGATCGAAATCCTAGATGGAAGACGGTAAAATACGAATGTAAGATCAAGGACGGTGAGCAAGTTTGAGGGAAATTCTAGTAAAGGATAATTATCTAGATATCGAAGATTTTGAGGTTATCCGAGATACAATGTCCACAGATATGTTTCCTTGGTTTTTCAATGAGGAGAAGATTTATAATGTAACCGAAAATACTCTTTTCAATTATCAATTTACCCATACCTTTTATCACGAAGACGAAAGAAAATCCCACCATTTTAATATTCTTCATCCTTTACTGGAAAAACTGGAACCGAAGAAGTTGATAAGAATTAAAGCTAATCTGAATCCAATCTCTCATAAGCTGATAGAATTTGAATCTCATACAGATCAAGAATACGAGTGTAATGGAGCAATATACTATATAAATGGGAACAATGGATACACGAGATTCGGAGATGAGAAAATACAATCAAAAGAAAATCGAATAGTATTTTTTGGAGCGGAGATGATTCATACAGGAACCAATTCTACCGATTGTAAGAATAGGATGGTTATTAATTTTAACTATTTTTAGTTAAATCCATATTTATCCTGGATCTTTCTTTTTAAGTTCTTTTTTGAAATTGTCAATCATTCCTAAGATTGTTTCATATTCCTCTAATTCTCGGCTTAATTCATTATTACATCCGATAAGATAGTCAATACGTTTTCCGTACTTTTCTTCCATCTTTCTCTCAATTTCAATCTCAAGACCTTTCTTCCACACAAGTTCGGCTAGATTCATAGCATTTCTTCATTTTCCAATAATTTTGTGAGAATAAGATGCTTCATTTCCTCATAATCCTTATCAAATTCTGCCGTTGCTGGATCACCGTGCATTACAAAGGTGTGAGACTCTATAGGAAATCTCTCCCGTTTGATTACATAGAAATCTGACAGTATTTTATCTAAAACTTCAGAATATCGCTTGTAACGGCGTTGATGAAAAGGGACATAGTCTTTTTCTTCCATATCACCTTTATTATATAAATAGTTAAAACACGTTTTCGTTTCTGTTTATTATTTATACGCTTAAAGTGAACTGATTCCAGAAACGGAAAATCACATAAATAACTATAGGAATAAGGGTACAATGGAAACTTTACTAGCAATATTTGGTGCAAAATGGTGTTGTGTATTTGCATCCACAGCTGGTGGAATAACTAATGGATTGGTTCACACTTGGATTGGATGGAAAGGCGAATTAAAAAATGTCGCATTGGCGGCTGCGGCAGGTTGGATAGCCGCAGAATTTTTTATACCAGCTTTAATGGAACAATTTGAATTTGGTCCATACACGGCATTAGCAATAGCGTTTATGATAGGATATATGGGGATCAGAGTGCTTCCTCATTTGGAGAAGAAAATTGTCAAAAAAGTCGATAATGCTATAGATAAAATTGGCAATGACAAATAAAGAAAAAAGGTTGTAATGGCTAAATTACAAACAATAGATGAATTGAGGGATTATGCGTATCGAAAACTTGGAGCTCCGAAGATTGAGATCCAAGTGGACGATTCTCAAGCATATGACAGAATAGATGATGCTCTCCAATTATTTGTGGAGCGACATTTTGATGGAGCTGAAGAGAAATTCATAACAATTGAATTTACCGCGGCTGACGAAACAAACGAATATTTAACCTTGTCGGATGATATCGTGGCAGTAACACGAATCTACGAACCGGGGAGATATAGTTCTGAAGCAATGTCTGATGTTCGCTACAGAATTATGTTTGATGAAATGTTCGATATGACCAAAGTCAATATGCAGTTTTTTGAGATAACGATGGAACATCTTGAAATGATCCAAAGTTATTTCAGACTAGACAGAACCTTCACATTTAATAAGGCTAGTCATAGGCTTTATTCACATTCAGGAAAGATCATAGAAGGAAATAAAATTCTTATCCGAGCCTGGCAAGCAGTTAGACCTGATGAATCAAACGGCTATGCTGTGGATATATTTAATGACGAATGGATTAAAAAGTACGCCACTGCTCAAATTAAACAGCAATGGGGTGCTAATATGAAACAATTTGACGGAATGCCTCTTCCTGGTGGAATCACCATTAATGGGCAACAAGTTTGGGATGAAGCTAAAGAAGAGATAGATAAACTCGAAGAAGAATTTTCCCTTAACTACGAACTTCCAGTAAACTTTATAGTGGGGTAATCTTGTGGGAATGTTTGACAATATGTCTAAGTCACCTATCATCCAAGATATGGTGGAAGAGGTTGTCGAAGTTATAGGTTTTCAAGCTAAATACCTTCCTCGCAAATACAGTACGGCTCTTGATCCTATCTTCGGAGAGGACCCATCGAGCAAATTTGATACTGTATGGACATTGCAAATTCTTATTGATGAATATCAAGAATACGGAGATGTAGGAGATTTCTACGGTAAATTTGGTATAAGTGTAACCGATGAAATGAAGGTTACTTTCACTAAGAAATCTTTTGCCGAACAGACAGCCGCCACGGATGATGATACACCGATTGCTGGTGATTTGTTATACTTCACGGATGCAGAAGCATTATTTGAAGTTACTTTTGTAGGAAATGATAGCACGTTTTATCCATCACCAGAAGGTCCTGCACACGTTTGGACATTAACTCTTAAACCTTGGGAATACGGTGGAGAAGATATTGATGTGGCTGATGCAGAAATAACCGCATTAGAAACAGAAATTGAAACGGCTGTAACTAATGAATTAGCAACTCCTGATTGGGATAGTATGGATGATGATATTCTTGATCTATCAGAAATGAATCCGTTTGGAAGTACATAAGGAATAAATTATGTTAGGTACAACTTTTTATCACGGAACAACAAAAAAATTAATCATCGCCTTTGGATCAGTATTTAATAATATTCACGTTCAACGGAAGGAGTCTGACGGTACACTTATAAAAGATATTCAAGTACCGCTTGCTTACGAATCCAGAAAGAAATATCTTGCACGATTGATTCAAGACGCCAAAAAGAACAAACAAGTTCCTCGTATGGGTTTTATCTTAACGGGATTACAGGCTGACTATTCACGGGCTGGGAATCAAATGAATCAGTATAAATTTACTTCGGCAGTACCCAATATGGGAACTGTTATGTATGCTCCCATTCCGTACAATTACACTTTTGCTCTTGATATTTACGTGGATTATATGGATGATGGACTTCAAATCATTGAACAGATTTTACCTTATTTTCAGCCCGATTTTAATATAGTAATCGAAGAGGTTCCTGAATTAGAGTTAAAAAGAGATATTCCCATTGAGTTGACTGGAATAAATATGGTAGATGAATTTGAGGGAGATTTTGCAGAACAAAGAATTGTCAACTGGCAACTAGACTTTGAAATTAAAGGCTGGCTTTATCCACCAATACGAGAACAAGGAGTGGTCAAAACTGTTACCACAAAATATTCTACTCCTGATATTATAGGAGATGACAAACAGCCAGAAGAAAAAGACTGGTTTGTGTTAAACGAGTAAAGTTAAATGATTGATGTTAACAGATTTATCCTGTTACTGAAACAGACAAAGATTGTACCGGCTCCAGAGATAAACAAGGTAAAGACTGTACTTAAAAAACTTGAAAGAGGACAAAAATTGAATATTAAACAGATGGAAATTTTTCAAGATATAGCAACAAAAGCATCGGTAGATCCGATGACAAATAATCTGGCGATATTGTCTTTAACTAAGCAGGTCTTGAAAAGACAAATGAAATGATTACTTTTAAAAAATACAATGAAATTGTTAATGGTATTGCGAAAAAGCTAAAAACCTCAAAAGATAGTGCGGTTAATGCTCTTGTAAAAGCACAGGAAAAAGGAATGAATCCTTTGAAATGGCAGAAGCATTTGGCTATGTTGCAAACGTTTGTTCAAATAGTAGCACATTATGATGGAGATTATGAAAAAACCAAGAACAACGCAAAAAAGCATTAAAGATAAGCTAGACGCGGAATTAGCGGTAGCCGAAGAAATTATTGGAGATTTTGAAGATGGTGAAATTTTCCCTCCAGTTGAAGAAAAACGAATTGTAAACACACGCCGAGAACGTGGGTTAGCACCACGTACGGCAATACAATCAAATCCAGTTGAGGGAGACCTCAACAATGATTATCAATATGCTAGAGAGAATCTATATAATCTTATAGAAAGAGGAAATGATGCTCTTGAAGGTATTCTTGAACTTGCAAAAGAAATGGAACATCCTAGAGCATATGAGGTAGCTAGCGGATTAATCAAAAATGTATCTGAAACAACAATGGAATTGTTGAAGATGCAGAAAGAATTAAAATCACTAAAAGAGGGTGAAGCCCCAAAAACAAACGTTAATAACCTTTATGTAGGCAGTACCGCCGAACTGCAAGAAATGCTAAAAGGAAAAACCTTAGGTAATGGTGGACGTGATGATAAAGAAAGCTAAAGAATGGGTACTCGACAAAATGTTCGATGTCTTTGGAAAAGACAAGTCAGGAGATAAACTATACGAAACTCGATGGGTATGGTATCATACAGTCCTCGTAGTAGAACTTTTCATAATAATCATCCTTTTATTATACATAGCAATTCGATAGTCTTGCTATAAGAAATTATGGCAAATATCGTAATCAAGAAATGGACAGTTGCTTCCGTACAGGTAGTATATCATATTCCAGATTATATACATATTCTTAATGAATTTGTATGGCAGACTGAAGATCAAATACCAGAGTTTCCAAGAATTACCCAGTTTCTTGACTATTGGGATAAGAACATTGATGGACCAATAAAAGAAGCATATATCTATGACCACGGTTCATCTCAAGTTAGACACGTGGACAGAAGATTTAAAATCAACTAATTTATATTATGACAAAAATTGCCTACCTAGGAAATCCCCTATTAAAAAGAATCAATGTTCCTCAGAATTATACTCAAGAAGAAATAGCCGAGTATATAAAATGCAGGGACGATCCAATTTATTTCATTAGAGAATATATCTACATTGTCAACGTAGATAAAGGATTAATGAAATTTGATTTATATCCGTTTCAGGAAGAATTAATCAATGGTCTAGTTGATAACAGATTTAGTATAGTCAAATGTCCAAGACAGTCTGGAAAATCTCAGACAAGCCTTGCGTTTATGCTACATTATGTTTTATTTAACGACCAGAGAAACGTAGCAATTTTAGCTAATAAAGGGATGACTGCAAGAGAATTGTTGGGTCGTCTTCAAATGGCTTATGAAAAACTTCCTATGTTCTTGCAACAAGGTGTATTGGAGTGGAACAAAGGTTCTATTCATTTAGAAAACGGATCTAGAATTCTTGCATCTTCTACATCGGCAAGTACCATTCGAGGTTATGCTTTTAATCTGATTTTTCTAGATGAGTTTGCATTTATTCCACAAAATCTAGCAGAAGATTTTTTCAATTCTGTTTATCCTACCATATCATCTGGAGAAACTTCCCAAGTTATTATTGTTTCTACACCGAATGGTATGAATCATTTTTATAAGATGTGGCAGAATGCAATAGATGAAAGATCGGAATATAAAGCGTTTGAAATCAATTGGTGGGATGTTCCTGGACGAGATGAAGCGTGGAAGAAACAAACAATTGCAAATACGAGTGAGGAGCAATTCAAACAGGAATTTGAAACTGAATTCCTAGGTAGTGCTGGTACTCTAATTGCTCCTGCAAAAATTTCTTCACTTGCTATTAAAAATCCTCTTTCACGAAAAGATGGTCTGGACGTTTATGAAGAAACAATACAAAATAACAGATATTTTATAGCCGTAGATGTAGCAGAAGGACGTGGACAAGATTATTCAGCCTTTAGTGTAGTTGATATTACAGAAATGCCGTGGAAGCAGGTAGCAAAATATCATTCAAATACAATATCTCCTCTGCTCCTTCCTACTATCATCCACCAAGTCGCATCCGCATATAATAATGCTACAGTTTTAATTGAATCAAATGGTCCTGGAGCAGAAGTTTGTAATATTCTTCATTACGATCTGGAATATGAAAACTCAATTAATGAATCCGGGGTTCAATCAAAATTAGGAATCAAAATGACTAAGCGAGTTAAAGCGGTTGGTTGTTCTAATTTTAAAGACCTTATAGAAAATGATAAATTAATTATTAATGATTTAGAGACAATATCAGAAATATCTCAATTTGTTGAACGTGGTAAAAGCTGGAAAGCAGAAGATGGTGGAAATGATGATTTAGTTATGGCTCTTGTATTATTCTCGTGGTTTTCATCTCAAGAATTATTTAAGGAATTGAATAACGTAGACTTGAGGACTAAATTATATGATGAACAAATGCAACAATACGAAGATGAATTGACTCCATTCGGATTTATCGATGATGGTCAAATGGAAGAAGATAAGTATACGGTTGAAGGTGGAGAAGTCTGGCAGATTTATAATTAGGTGATGAAATTTATAAAATTATAAATAGTTACAATGGTAGAAGGAGATAGTCTTTTCCCTCGAACCTCATCGGAATTATCGCATAATAATTCAATAACGGTAAAACGATAGGGGTAAACCATAATTTGAACATCTATTTTAATATAGGAGAAAAACGATGGGATTTCAATTAAGCCCAGGCGTACAAACGAAAGAAATTGATCTTAGTACGTCTATTCCCGCGGTTGCTACTTCCTTAGGAGGTACAGTCGGTCGTTTTACTTGGGGACCTGCATTTGAGCCTTATCTATGCACCTCAGAAGCCGACCTGCTTGCTGTCTTCGGAAAACCAACCAACGACACATTTCCAGCGTTTCTTTCTTCTGCCGCGTTCTTGAAGTACACAAACAGTCTTCAAGTAGTAAGAGTTGTTGATTCGGGAGCGATGAATGCCGCGCCTTCTGGAAACGTAACTCAAATAACCGGTGAAGAAGATTTTGAAACACAACTGGACTCCGGTACTTTGACTGAAGGCTTTTATGCTCGATATCCTGGTACATACGGAAATGGCATTAGTGTACATACACACGATGGTTCCGCATCTTGGAGCTCCTGGCAGTATGCCGGTGCATTTGATGTGCAACCAGATACTGGAAACAACGAAATGGCAGTTGTCGTTGTCGTTGATTCAGAAGTTGTAGAAAGTTATCTTGTAGGTTTAGCACAGGGCGACAAAAATAGCGATGGTGGAAACATCTGGGGTATGGATGTTATTAATCCTCAGTCCAAATTGATTTGGATTGTAACCGCAAACGTTACAAATTCAGGAGCCGGAAGTCACACTTTTAGTGGTGGATTAGCAGTATCGGCTCAAGTCGATGCACATTGCGATGACGGATCAAACGATGATCAATCAACTTGCGAAGGTAACGGCAATACTTGGGTCCCACAAGTGGATGCAGGTACTGTTGGAGCAAATGAGTATATGCAAGGTTGGGATAAACTAGCAAATGCTGATGAAGTTAATATTTCACTAGCAATTGCAGGCGGACTCTCTAACGAAAACTCTGCTCAAGTTGCTGTTGTTTCTAAGTACATCATTGAGACGGTAGCAGAAGGTCGTAAAGACTGTATGGCTATTGTATCACCTCCAAAAGAAGAAGTTGTTAATGTTGGTGGAGCCACTAACGCAGTTAACAATGTAATTGGTTGGAGAACGGATGTTGCATTTAATAGTGCTTCATCTTACGGTACTCTTGATGGAAACTACAAATACGTTTATGATGTCTACAATGACACATATCGCTGGATCGGATTCAGTGGTGATGTAGCAGGGTTAATGGCTCATACTGATAGCGTAAGAGATGCTTGGTGGAGTCCAGGTGGTCTTAATCGTGGTCAGATTAAAGGAGTTGTAAAACTTGCTTATCAACCAACTCTAGCCCACAGAGATCAATTGTATATGCTTCCTAACGGAATCAATCCAATTGTTACTTTCCCAGGACAAGGAACTGTCCTCTGGGGAGATAGAACTCTGCTGATTAAACCTAGTGCTTTCGATAGAATCAATGTTCGCAGATTGTTCATTATTCTCGAAAAAGCCATAGCAATATCCGCAAAATACTTCTTGTTTGAATTCAATAATGAATTCACTCGTAAGAATTTCTTGAATATGGTTAACCCATATCTCGCAGGAATTAAAGCGAGACAAGGAATGTATGATTTTTATGTTCAATGCGACGGAGATAATAACACACCTGAAGTCATTGATGCAAATCAGTTCGTTGCGAGTATTTTTCTTAAACCTTCCAAATCAATCAACTTTATCACGCTTAACTTTGTTGCGACAAAGACTGGCGTTGATTTTGCTGAAGTGATTGGACAAGTATAGGAGGAAAAATGAACGTTGCAGATTTTGGAAAACAATATTCGGGTGACTACGCACGTCCTAATTTATTTAAGGTAAATATTGCCCAAATAGATTCAGAAATGTGGATTAAAACTGCTTCACTTCCAGCAACTACTGTTGGAGTAGTAGAAGTTCCTTACCAGAACCGCAAATTAAAGGTTCCTGGTGACAGAACATTCGCAGATTGGACAGCCACAGTAATTAACGATGAATCATATGTCGTTAGGAGTGCATTGTTATCTTGGCAAGAAGCCATAACCGGATTCACCAGTATGGCATCTACAATGGGAGTTTCGACTGCCCATAGAAAGATAGAAATTCAACCTCTCAAACGAGATGGTTCCAATGATACACATATAGTAAATGTGTATGGCTGGCCGTCTGAGATAGGTGCGATTGATCTTTCTTGGGAGACTGTTGATGCTGTCCAGGAATATACTGTTACATTTACAGTATCTTGGGATGACGGTGGTGTTGACTCGGAAAAAGTAGACGTTTTAGCGGCATAATACGCTTAAAACAATTTTCCGAACATACGGTCTTGGTAATAAAAATTTGTTATTTGAGTCGTATAAATATAGTAATACTTACTTAAATTAACAAACAATGGTGATATGGAACTATTTGGTTATAAGATAGAGAAGAAAATCGGCTCATCTGTGGTAGATAAAGGATCAAAATCTTTTGTCGCACCAAACCTAGACGATGGTTCCACAGTTATTGACGGAGGAGGAATACACGCCTTCTCCGTTAATTTCGATACCGCATTTAAAACACAGCAAGAATTAATTGCTAAATATCGGGCTTGTGCGAGAAATCCAGAAGCTGAATCGGCAATTGATGACATAGTTAATGAAGCTGTGGTTCTGGATCCTTATAAGGACCCAGTTACAATCTATCTTGATAAACTGGACACAGTTGATGTGCCTAAGAATATCAAAGATATGATTGCACTAGAATTTGATGTTATTTCCAAGAAATTGGAGTTTAATAAGTCTGGACCAGAAATATTCAGACGATGGTATGAAGATGGAGCAATTCATTATCATATAATCTTTGATAACGATAATGTCAAAAAAGGTATTAAGGAGTTAAGATACATTGACTCCACTAATATCAAAAAGATCAAAGAAGTTATCAAAGAAAAAGACAAAGATGGAATTGAGGTAGTTAAAGGAGTTGATGAGTATTGGATCTATACTAAAGAAAGTAGAGGAATAACTCAGACACTAAAAGTTGCCCTGGAAGCGGTCGCCTATTGCGACTCTGGTCTTTATGACAAAGATAAGGAAGTTACTCTTTCTTACCTTCACAAGGCAATGAAGCCGATTAACCAATTGAGAATGTTAGAAGACTCAATGGTTATTTATCGGATTACTAGAGCACCAGAAAGAAGGGTGTTCTACATTGATGTTGGTAATTTACCAAAAACAAAAGCGGAACAGTACCTCCGTAACATTATGAACAAGTTTAAGAATAAGATGGTTTATGATGCGAGTAGTGGTACTGTAGCTGATGGTAAAGATACAATGTCAATGATGGAAGATTTTTGGCTACCTAGAAAAGAGGGTGGTCGAGGAACTGAAGTCGAAACATTACCAGGAGGACAAAATCTTGGTGATATGGATGATGTATCTTATTTTCAGAAAAAGGTATATCAATCACTTCACGTTCCGTCAAGTCGGATGGAAACTGAACAATCTTGGAGTTTCTCTAGAACAGGTGAAATAACAAGAGATGAGATAAAGTTTCAGAAATATGTAACAAAGTTACGTAAACGTTTCTCCGATTTACTGTATTCATTATTAAGGACTCAGCTTTTAGCGAAAGGTATTATCGATAAAGGCGAGTGGAATGTCTATCAAGAGAATATTAATTTCGTATTTCAAGATGATGGATATTTCTCAGAATTGAAAAAATTAGAGATAATGACCTCGAGAATTGAAATGCTTGATACTATATCAAGTGGAGAAATGATAGGTCGTTATTATTCAATTGAATGGGTTCGAAAAAATATTTTAATGCAATCTGAAGAAGATATGGATGTATTAGATAAACAAATGGAAGCAGAGAAAAAAGAAAAACAAGCTAAAAACACCGGCGGCGACGGCGATGACAAAGCACCCGATCTATATTAGGAGATAAATATTATGCCTACTGAGAATTTAGAAAAACTTGTGCAAGCCGCACGAGATAAAAAACCCACCGCATTTAAACAGCATTTACACGCTGAAATTGGAACTAGAGCAGAAAAAGGTATCGCAGAAATAAGAGCCGATCTTGCTAAAAATATGTTCGTAAGCAAACCAGAAGAAATTCAGGAACATCATTGTAATGAAGAAGGAGAAGGAGTAGAACATACTCACGATGATGGAACTACTCACACTCACGAAGGTGGTGATAAACCTCATACTCACGATGAAGAAGTAGAAGAAGGTAAACTACCACCCGCACTCCAAAAAGCTATAGATGCAAAGAAGAAAAATAACTCAAAATCTGATGATGTTGACAAAACTCCTGCTAAAGAATCATACGATGATGAAGAAGATGAGGACGAAGATCCTGTAGGAGAAGACACGGATAAGAGTGAGCCCGGAACACAAGGTGATGATAAAGAATATGCAAAGAAACGTGATGCTGTTCTAAAGAAGTTTGGTGTAACCAGTTGTGCTATGATTAAAGATGAAAAGGAAAAGAAAGCCTGTTTTAAAGCACTAGATGATGCTCACGTTGCAGATCACGAGGAGTAAAAATGAGTCTGATTAAATTCGGAGATTATCTAGACGAACTATTAAATGCTCCTATTATTGAAACATTAGGAGAAGATGAAGTAATTGTCGAGTGGGCAGAAGAAGATTGGAATAAATTTACTGTTGCCGAAAAACTTGAACTAGAGACTGAAGCTAATGGTTGGTCAATGTGGCAAATTGGATCTATTGAAGATCCAGGCAAATCGGGGATGTACATTGTTGCAGAAGATGAGCATATCTGGGAATATATTCATCAATTAGAAGAAGCAACCTGTGATGCGTGTGGAGAAGATCCTTGTATATGTAATAAAACTGAAGCAGATATAAATGCGGAAGAATGGCTTAAGGAATACAAAGCTAGAACTACTCAACAACGCAGACAAACGCAGAAAAATAAAGATCGGTTAAAATTTCAAAATCGTAGTCAGAAATTAAAAGATAAAATTGAGCGTAAAAAAGGCGGCAATAAAGTCAAACGTATGAAATTAAGAAAAAAGTGGTTGAAAGTTAACCGTGCTAAAATCGCTAATGCTCAAAAAGTATATGGCGGGAAAGTCAAATCGAAATATACAAAATAGGAGTTAAATGAGATTAATATCGGAAATTACCGAAAATGTAGAGTATATTCAAGAAGCTAACGGAAAGGATCTCTATATAGAGGGTGTTTTCTTGCAGGCGGACGTAAAAAATCGCAATGGCAGAATGTATCCTAGCAAAGTTATGGAGAAAGAAGTCAAGCGATATACAAAAGAATATATTGATAAGAAACGAGCGTTTGGTGAACTAGGACATCCTGAGGGACCAACTGTCAATTTAGATAGAGTTTCGCATATGATTACTGAATTGACTCAAGATGGAACAAATTGGAGAGGAAAAGCTAAAGTAACTGATACTCCACACGGAAATATCGTTAAAAGCCTTATCAAAGAGGGAGCCCAACTTGGAGTCTCTTCTCGTGGTATGGGTTCGCTTAAAGCGAATAAAAAAGGATATCAAGAAGTGCAAGATGATTTCTATCTTGCTACAGCCGCGGATATTGTCGCGGACCCATCTGCTCCTGATGCTTTCGTAAATGGTGTTATGGAAGGAAAAGAGTGGATATGGGATAATGGAGCAATCAAAGAAAAAGAGATTGCAAAGTATAATAAAATAATCAAAAAGACGCCGAAAAATCGATTAACATCGATTGAAGCAACAATTTTTGAAGATTTTATGAATAAGTTGTAGTAAAATGGAGACATATTGCTACGGTTAAACTAATTAGTTTTATAAATATAGTTACATAATCGATTAGAACTAATTTATAGATTAATCAATAGGATTAGGAGAACCCTGATGAAGTTAAAAACAGAAACTGGCGAAATGTTGGTTTTGGACGAAGAAACCCAAGTCTGGAAAGGCGAGGAAGAAGAGTCCACAACTTCTATTACGGTGTCAGAGGCTGATGAACTTTTAGAGAAGGGTGACCTGGAAATGGTTGCTGACTCATCTGAAATTGAAACTGCCGAAGAATCTCTTGAAGAAGCCGGAGAACCCAAAGGTAAACCGCTAAAGAAGAAAAAAATAGCGGTAGCTGGTTCAGGCGAAGTCGAAGTCCACGAAGATGATGACGAGGACGAAGATGACGAAGCTGATGGGGACGAGGCGGACGAAGATGACGATGACGAAGTAGAAGAAACCAAAGCAAAATCTGCCAAAAAAGAAGAAGTGGAATTGGAAGTTGATGTTGATGTTGAAGACGATGTTAAGGCATTGTTTGATGGTCAAGATTTGACAGAAGATTTTAAGGCACGAACAAAACTCGTTTTTGAGACTGCGGTTAAAGCTAAGGTTAAGGAGAATATTGCATCTCTTGAAGAAAAGATGCAAGAACAACTTGCCGAACAGACAGCCGCACAACTTGCCGATATTACAGAGAAATTAGATGGTTATCTAGACTATATGGTTTCCGAGTGGATCGAAGATAATAGCAAGGCTATCGAACACGAGCAGAAAAACGAAATTCTAGAAGGTTTCGTTAGTGGAATGCAGAAGTTGTTTGCTGACCATTACATTGAAGTTCCAGATGAACGATACAATGTAGTTGATGAGCAAGCTAAAGAGATTGAAACTCTTAAAGAACAACTGGACGCTGAAATGAATAAAAACGTTGAAGCAAAAGGTAAACTTGCTGAAGCATCCGCTGAAAAGATTTTCAGAGAAGTAACAGAAGATTTGACTGAAACACAAAAAGCTAAGATGAAAAGTCTCGCAGATGGTGTGGAATTTGAAGATGCTGAGACCTTTGCTGAAAAACTCAACACTCTGAAGAAAACTTATTTTCCTTCAGAGGCAGAGAAAGAAGAAGTTGTTGCAGAAGAGGGTGCTAATGGTACTTCCTCGGAGGTAGTGATGTCTGATGCAATGAAAAAGGTTATGGCTTCACTTTCACAAACACGGGAAACAAGCATCTTAGGTGCTTAACATCATTTATCAAACTACTAGGAGAAACTGAAAATGTTTTTATCAGAAGAAATTAAAGATAAGTGGCAGCCAGTTATGGAGCACGAAGATCTCCCAAAGATCGATGATGCTACCAAACGTGCGATAACACTTCGTCTTTTAGAAAATCAAGAAAAGGCTTTGCAAGAAGCCAATGTTACAGGTGCTAACGTAGACAATTGGGATCCAATTCTCATTTCGTTGGTACGCAGAACTATGCCTCAGTTAATGGCGTATGATACTATTGGAGTCCAGCCTATGTCCGGACCTACTGGTCTCATTTTCGCTATGAAATCACACTATACTGGCGAAGCCAGCACAGGTGCTGAAGCATTAACAACTGCCGCTGGTCAACCCGATGTCGATTTCTCAGGGAATGACGGTGCAACTCCAGCCACTACTACTTACGCTACGTCCGACGGCGAAGCATTAGGTGGATTTGTTGCAAGTGGTGGAGCATTCAAAGAAATGTCTTTCTCAATCGAGAAGTCAAGCGTAACAGCCGCTACTCGTGCATTGAAAGCAAAGTATTCTTTGGAACTCGCACAAGACCTTAAGGCTATCCATGGATTGGATGCTGAGTCAGAATTAAGCAACATTTTGTCTGCTGAAATTCTTGCTGAGATCAATCGTGAAGTTATCGAGAAAATTCTTTCTCAAGCGACTGCAGGAGCAGCCGCTGGAACAACTACTTCCGGAACATTTGACGTTGCAGATTCCACTGATAACAGAGGAGCACGTTGGGGTGGTGAGCGTTACAAGTCACTATTGATTCAAATCAACCGTGAAGCTAACTTAATTGCTAAGAATACCGGCCGTGGTGCTGGTAACTGGTTGCTTGTAAGTCCAGATGTTGCATCTGCACTTGATATGGTTGCCGGATTAGCAGTTCCTAATATGGATGTTGGATCAGGAAATCCAATAGACCAGTCGAAAAGCGTTTTCGCTGGTACTCTCGGTGGAAAATATAAAGTTTTCATTGACCAATTTGCTTCCAGCGATAGTGTAACTGTCGGATATAAGGGATCAAATATGTACGATGCAGGGCTTTTCTACTGTCCATACGTACCGCTTCAATTGATGAAATCAATTGGTGAGGAAGACTTTCAGCCACGTTTGGGATTCAAGACTCGTTACGGTCTTACTCATAACCCATTCGCTTCTGGAAGTGATGCGGCTAATCCGTACTTCCGAAAGTTTACTGTTGCAAATCTGTAATAGTAAATAGTTGTAAATTCAACCGGTTTACCCATTCCTATAGTAAATGGGTGACATATTTTAAGCCCCGTAATCTTAATAAGATACGGGGCTTTTTATATTGTAGTGAAGTGATATAAATAATAGTATGGCACAACAAGAACGACTATCCCCAGGGAAAATTAATTTAGCCAAGTCAACGAACTATAGGCTAAACATACATATGTTACCAAACGTACAGTTTTGGTTAACTACGTGTAATCTTCCTACCTTTTCCGTAAATGAGGTTCCAATTCCTGATCCTGTTCACGGATATAGATATAAATCAACGAATACTTCAACAATAGCTCCAATGACAGTCACATTCCTTGTGGATGAAGACTATCAAAATTATATGGAAATTTTAGATTTAATGTACAAAGCGGCTGGACCAGACCTATCTAAGAGATATAAAGAAGGAGAGGTGACGGGTTCAGACGGAAGTATACACGTTCTGTCTAATAACAAAAATATTTCTGATGTAGTATTCACATTTCACAATCTTTTTCCTACTATTCTAGGAGAACTCCAGATGACCAACGAATCAGCAGAACCGTTGCTCACGGATTTAACAATGCAATATGATTATATGACATATCAGAGAGGAACTCCTCTCTAAAAAAAGACTTGACATTTGAATTGAAGTAGTTTATAATGGTTCACTATGAAAATTGAAGAACTAGAAAAATTAGTAGAAAAAGACCTCTATATTGACGAAACAATCCTCGCCAAAGAGTCTCTTTTAACTCCTACCAAGCACAATAAGTATCTAAAGATGCTATTGAGGGAACGATTGAAGTTAAAGCAACTTCAAAATGAACTCAATAAAGTATCTCTAGGTAGGACTTGTTATTATAATGGTTCAGATCCTGATCCTTATGAATATGTCCTCAAAGATCGAGAGGTCAAAGACTATGTTAAGGTAGATCCAGTTGTGATGGAAGCAGAAGCAAAAGTGGCTTTGCAAGACGAAACAGTTAAATATCTTGAAGAAGTCTGTAAAATGTTTGACAAACGTGGATTTGCTATAAAGAATGCAATCGACTTTATGAAATTTACGGAGGGCGGATGAGAGAATACTTAAAGAATTATTATGATGCTCCTTGGTCTGATAATAATATAGTCCACGAAACCGAAGATATAGTAGTATACAAAGATGGATTTCCTGTCACAGAAGGTCATCTTTTATTTGTACCTAAAAAGGTTGAGCAAAGAAAAGACATTACACGTTGTTTTGAAATGGCTTATGAATGGGGTGTAAAAGGTATAATGGATTATAAATGGACAGCATTTAACTTGGGTATTAATAATGGAGAAGATGCTGGACAGACAGTAATGTGGACACACGTACATTTGATTCCACGAAGGAAAGGTGATCTAGGATCTTTTGAAAATGGTACTCCTTATGATCCCGCTGGCGGAATTAGAAATATAATTCCAGGAAAGGGAAAATATTGAAAGATATCATTGTACATAAAAAGGATGATGTATATTTGAATATTGAATGTGAGGCTGGAATAGCCCACGATTTATCAGATTTCTTCACCTTTAGAGTCCCGGGCTATAGATTTATGCCAGCATATCGAAATCGAGCGTGGGATGGAAAAATAAGACTGTTTAATGCGTTTGGTGGTGAATTATATGTAGGATTATTGCCATACGTGGTCGAATTCGCGGAGAGAAGATCATTAATACTTGAATATCCCACCTTGGTGCCTACTATCACGGATGAGGAAAATGTCAAGTTTTTTCGTGATTTAGACCCATATGTGGATGGTAAGAGCATAACTCCCTATGATTATCAGATGGATACCGTATTTTATGGTATCAATCATAAAAGGGCTTTAATGCTCTCGCCCACCAGTTCGGGTAAGTCATTAATGATCTATGCTTTAGTGGTTTGGTTACTGAAAACTATCGATAGAAAAATATTAATAATCGTGCCGACCACTTCGCTGGTTGAACAGTTATATAAGGACTTTGAAGATTATACTACGGGATCATCTTGTGGCTATAACGCTGAACAGACTCACAGGATATACGCTGGAAAAGATAAAGATACGGATTGTCCTATTGTAATTACTACGTGGCAATCTATATACAAACTGAAAAAGGATTGGTTTAAACAATTCGGTGCTGTAATCGGAGACGAAGCACATAATTTTAAAGCCAAATCACTTACTTCCATTCTGACCAAAATGACAGATTGTGAGTATAAATTTGGGTTTACGGGTACTCTAGACGGTACCCAAACACACAAGTTGGTCCTTGAAGGACTCTTTGGTCCTGTACATAATGTTACGACAAGTAAAGAGTTGATGGATGCTGATTTGATTGCTCAATTGCATATTGAAGCAATCACTTTGGGATATACAGACGAAGAAAAGAAACTTGTGAAAGGGATGTTATATGCGGATGAAATCGACTGGCTAGTAAAGTGTCAGAAAAGAAACGAATTTATCTGTACTCTAGCATTAACCAGGGATTCAAATACCCTAATTCTCTATCAATTTGTACAAAAGCACGGTGAAAAACTGTTTAAATATTTGAAAGAGAAAAGTCCAGACAGACCGGTGTTCTTTGTATCAGGTGAAATCAAGACGGAAGTCAGAGAGGAGATACGTGCAATTACGGAAAAATCTGAAAATGCTATCATCGTGGCTAGTTATGGCACTTTTTCGACTGGTATTAATATTAGAAATCTTCATAATATCATTTTTAGCCATCCTGTCAAGTCTCGCATTAGAAACTTGCAGAGTGTTGGGCGAGGTCTACGAAAATGCGACAACAAAAGCAAAGCAACTCTTTTCGACATAAGCGATGATTTGAGTTGGAAAAAGCATAAAAATTATTCTCTCCGCCATTTTTTAGAGCGGGTGAAAATATACAATAGTGAAAAATTTGATTACAAACTAAGGAAAATACGATTATGAGCCAAGAATATCCATATAAGGGATCTATACATCTCAAACATACAGGACACGAATTGATATGCGATATTATTAAAGAAACTTCTGCTGGAGTATTACATATCAAAAATCCCTGCACTCTCCAGACAGTAGTTACAGGAGATGGATCTAGTCAAATGGCTATGGTTCCATATCTGGTAACCTCGAAAGTGGATGAGGTAGGAATAAAATTGACGGATGTCCTTTTTGTTACTGAATGTAGAGCGGATGTAGCTGAACAACATACCCAAATGTTCAGTTCTGTCATTCTTCCAAAAGCTGGAGGATTTGAAATTTAACTTAATTAATGAAAGGAATACCATGGATGCGTGTATGACATTAGCAAATGAATTAATATCTATATCCTCCACCCATATGATCATCGGAGGAATTATCTTTTCGGGAATGGCATTTTGTTTAGGAGTTATTTTTGAAAAATCCTTTCAGGAAGAACTTGACAATAAAGCAAAAGTTTAGTATAATATAAAAATTTGCATCAATGTTCGCCGTGGGACGAGACACGGATTCCACCTAGATCAGAACCTAGGTAAGTAGCCTTTGGTGAAGTGAGCAGACTATAATACTCGACAAACGGAGTTGAGGTCTGTGTATTGATGTGCCGATGCAAGCACTAAATATACGTAAAAATCGGGTCGGGACTCACCACATAATGGTATTGTCCACTAGAGACTTGTGAATCGACACAAGCGAGGCTATCAGGAACCGTAACCTGGCTCTATAAGCTAGGATGTATCTTTTTACCGACTGTATAAATTCTCTTTAAATAAAGACTTTAAAAAATGAAATTGCGAAAGGGCGAAGCCCTTGAGCATCCTGTTTCGAGCAAAGCGAGAAACAGGACTTAGATGTAACTTTTGACTCTCGGACCTACGGTCCTCGAGAGGCTTCGCCATTTCAGGTTATATAGATATTTACATAAAAGACTTGACTTATTGAATTTAAAAGAGTATAATTAGAAGATATATTGTACTTAATATAATTTTGAAAAATATACTATGGCTAAGAATGATCAAAAAGAACCAGTTGATTTAGATAACCCAACTCACTACATCAATAATAAGGATTTTCTACAGGCTATCATAGATTATCAAAAAGAAATCAAAGAAGCCAAGAAAGCTGGTAAATCAAAACCTTATGTTAGTGATTATATTGCTATGTGTTTCCTACAGATAGCACAAAGACTTTCCTATAGACCAAATTTTATTAACTACACATATAAAGATGATATGATATCGGACGGTCTAGAAAATTGTCTGGCTTATATGCACAATTTCAATCCTTCGAAGAGCAAAAATCCTTTTGCTTATTTTACACAAATAATATATTACGCATTTTTACGAAGAATCCAGAAGGAGAAGAAACAACAATATATTAAGTATAAAGTATATACCGAACATCAACAGGAGATTGAAGATGAACACGAAAAACTTTCTCCCGATTTCATCAATGAAAAGGGATCTGCCGATTTTCATATTCATATAAAAGAGTTTATAGACGAAATGGAACGAAAAGAGAAAGAGAAGAAACAGAAACGAGAACAGAAGAAAGCCGAGAGGGAAAGCAAAATACAAATAGAATCTACTCCTGAAAACAATCTTGAATTCTGGATGCAATGAAAGTAGCAGTTATTACAGATACACATTTCGGTGCAAGATCAGATAGTCAAGCATTCTCTGATTATTTCTATAGGTTTTGGACGAATACTTTTTTCCCGTATTTGAAAGAACACGACATAAAAACGATTATCCATTCGGGAGATTTGATGGATAGACGAAAATATGTCAATTATGATACCCTAGATCGGATGAGAAAAGAGTTTATTGGACCGATGATTGAAGACAAAATTGTGATGCACACAATTGTCGGAAATCACGATACGTATTTTAAGAATCACGCTCGGCTGAATTCAGTCGAACAGTTATTTGATATAGACGGAATTCCTGATAATGACACATTTCATACACCAGTTATCGGCTATTCTGAACCCACAGAACTAACATTACCAGACGGATATAAAGTAGATTTGATTCCTTGGATTGCGGCAGAAAATGAAGAGCAAATTCAAGATTTCATCAAAAAATCTAAGAATCAAATATGTTTTGGACATTTTGATCTATCGGGATTTGAAATGATGAAAGGGGTAAAATCTATGTATCATTCAAGAAGTCCAGAATTCCTTAATAAATATGATACTGTATACTCTGGACATTTCCACACAAAATCAGACAATGGACACATTTATTATCTCGGTAATACGTATGAGATTACTTGGGCTGATTATAACGACCAAAGAGGGTTTCATATTTTCGATACTGAAACTCTAGAATGTGATTTTATACCAAATCCGTATAAAATGCACAGTAAGATTATCTATGAGGATAAGCCAATCGATGTCGAGCCATATGCTGACCAGATTGTCAAGATCATCGTGGATAAGAAAGAAGATATTGAACTATTCACTAATACTGTGGACGCATTGGAAAAACGGTGTGAAATGATCAATATCATTGAAGACCACGGTCTATTATCTTCTGGTCAAATTGAATTTGAATCAGAAGATACCATCACCACGTTGGAAAAATACGTGGATAATTTGAGTATAGATAATACTAAACAAGTGAAAAAGATACTCCACGAAGTATATGTGGAAGCATTATCAATATAGGAGATATTATGACTAAAGAAAAACTCAATTTACCTAAAACCACTCCAATGGAAAATCCCAATCCTTCAGGTGAAGAAGTAACTATTGAAGTCGAATTGGAAGATTCTCCCCTCACATCCGTTGTTAGAACTATATTAGAAAAGACTAAGGAAAAGTCTGACTACAGATCCTTCTAAAAATAATGATAAAATTTAAAACGGTTCGTTATAAGAACTTTTTGTCCACTGGTAATAAAGTGTCGGAAGTTCGTATAGATGACACACGTACATCTTTAATTATTGGTCAAAATGGTGCTGGTAAATCTACATTTATGGATGCCATATCTTTTGGACTGTTCGGTAAACCTTTCCGCAAAGTCAAACTAGACCAACTAGTCAATTCTATCAATAAGAAGAATTGTATGGTTGAACTAGAATTTGAGAATGGCGGAAAGGAATATCTGATTAAACGTGGTCTTCGTCCAGCAAAATTTGAAATATATGTTGATGGAGAAATGAATGACCAAATGGCTTCTGCACGAGACAGTCAGGATTTCTTGGAACGATATGTTCTGCGGATGAATGAAAAAGCATTTCGACAGATAGTTGTTTTGGGATCAGGATCATTTATTCCATTTATGAGACTTGGAGCAGGAGATCGGAGGGCTATTATTGAGGATCTTCTTGATATCCAAATTTTCTCTCTTATGAATGATATTGTTAAGCAACGAATATCGGATAATAGTACCAGATTAACTGGAGTAGAACATCAAATAGAACTATTGGATCAGAGTATCAGACTCCAAGAGGAACATCTTAAAGAGATTCAAGATAATAATGCAGAAGCCGTAAAAGAGAAGAAAGCGGAGCTGAAAAAAGCTAAGAAACAAATCGAAGGAATTAAAAACGAAATTGAGGAACTTCAAGATCAGGTACAAGATTATACTCCTCATAAGAAAAAGCACCGAAAACTTGAAGAATACAAATCTAAAATTACATCAAAGCAAACCCATATAGTGGGTCAGATACAACTGGTCAACGAAAATTCTGAATGTCCTGAATGTACACAGGAAATAACGGAAGAACATAAGACCAAGGTGACTGAAAAGTTAGGAGGAAAAGCAGATGAATTGAAAGTGGCTATTTCTGATATTGATACAGAGATAAC